CCGCACCCACCGCGATCACCGCCAGCACCACCGGCAGGCCCAGCACGTCCGCCAGCAGCGCAGTCGCCGCCGCCGGCGCGAGGACCGCGGCCAGGACGGCCACAGTCCCGATGACCCATGCGACCCCTGCCAGGGCTAGCTTGGGCAGGAGCAGGAGCCAGGCCCAGGGGGACCAGCTCTCGCCCCGCGAGGGCCAGCGTAGGTAGGCGCTCCAATCACCGGAGTCCATCGCCCGGCGACCGTACCAGTGGGCCCGGGGCAGTGTGCCCACACTCCCGGCCCTTTGGGGCTGAACTTGTCGACCCAGGGGGCGATATATATGGCGCAGCGCCACGGGATCAGCCCACTCCCCTCCCCCCCTGTACGTGTGAGCGCTTCACCGTCGTGCAAGTGGCTCTCGCCATGCTAATTCGCTCTAGCAAGCGGAGCCCCACTGTCGAGAGCATCGTCCCTATGCCTGAGCCCGAACGCCGCCCGAACACGGGCGCGGCCTAGCGGCGGGGCTGGCACGTCAAGGTCGGTTGACACCTCGCGCGCTTTTGGTGCGGACGCGCGTGCGCCCAGCGAGCCGCCTCCGGCTTCGCCTGCGGCTGAGCTCGCTTGCCCCACAGCTCGCGCTTCGCGCTCGCTACCCCGTTGGCCCTCTGCTTCCTGTCCCTGTTCTCTCTCTGCCTTCCCGCTTGTCTAGCTGGCTTGTCACCGGCTACCTGGGCTGGGGGTTGGCTGGGGCGGGCTGGGCCTGCTGGGTAGGGCTGCGCTTGAGCGAGCCCGGACGTGGACGGATCGACAAGGTCGCTTGACAGTGTGCCCACACTGTGCTTTCCTGCCGCGCCAAGTAGCAAGACAAACGCGCCCCGCGCTGCGTCAACAGCCGGGCGCCCTAGACAAGGGAGTTAGCCCTATGTCCAGCACCACGAAGGATACCCGCGCAGGGTCGGCTGTCATGGCCGAGGCCGGCGCCATGAGCACCACGGACGGGCTCGGCGGTGACGACCGGGTACACGGCGACGGGTTCTGCCCCGAGTGCGGCTCGGCGAACATCTGCGCGCAGATCGCCAGCGACGAGCGCACCCCCTGGGGCTGCCTCGATTGCGACGCGCAGTTCGAGGACCCGGAGCGGACGATGTACGCATTGGTTGTCGTCGTCGAAGGCAACGAGCCCGAGAGCGCTTGGCGCGGTATCGCCAAGCTGCTTGAGGGCGACGAGGCAACGCGCTACGTCGGCGCACCGTGGGAGTCGATCCCGGCGGGCACGACTGAGTTCAACACGGATGCGATCCGGCTCGGCATGACGATCCCGGCCGAAGTGCCGGAGTTGCGCGAGCGCGGCGAGTACGCGCACGTCACCCGCGACCTCACCCCGTGCGACTGATGGCGATTTCCTGGCAGTTGAAAGCGAACCGCGACCGCAACAAGCCGATGACGAAGATGAACGCCGACCAGCTCCGCGCCGCGCTGGCCGCCCACGATCGCATACAGGCGATCAGCGACGAGATACGGGCGCGCCACGGGTTGCAGCCGGTTCCCGAGAACACGATCCGCCAAGCGGCGCGGGCACGGCTGGCGATGCTCGAAGCGAAAGCGGCGGCGAAGCCGACCAGGGCGAAGGCAGGGCCCACGCTGACGGCCGAGCAGCGGCTAGAGGCCATCGCGGCGCGGCGACGGAAACTGGCCCGCGACCGCGCCGAGTGTGACCAGGAACTAGCCGAGCTGGCGCGCTCGCGGGCGGTCGGCGTCACGCGCATTGCCGAGCGCGTCGGCGTCACGCGCCAGGCGATCTACCAGCTGGCCGGCGCGACCGCCTAAGCGGCGACCGCCTCGCCCGCCTTTCGCCAGGAGGCGGGCGAGGGCCAGGTCGTCCATAGCGGGGGCGGGCTTCGATCCCGCGACCTTCCGGGTATGAGCCGGACGCTCTGCCTGACTGAGCTACCCCGCGGCGATGACGAGACACCTGTGTGGGGGGGCTCGCCGAGTTAACTGCCGGCCGGGACTTCCGATTTGTCACCCGGCGCCGCGAGTTGCCTGGTCCCTAGCTATCTCAGGCGGTTCTGGGATTGACTTCGTTCCCGCGTGCTGACTTGTGGATCGCCTCGTTACACCACGGCAGCTATGCACATCGAAGGCTCCCGCCGCCGCTTTGATGGCCCCCAGGGAAGGGGCCGGGCGGCGGGCACGCGAGGAGACGCGCGAGGCTCGTCGTGAACGCACTACGCCTATTGGCGAGTCGAGGCCCGCTGTCTGCGGGCGTGGTCCGACGAACCTGCGGGGAATTCTACCTGCTCCTGACGGACGCTTAAGCAGCCTCGTCGAGGTCGGAGCGCACGCGGCGCCAGCGGCCGACCGGCTGCTCCCCGTCCTCGTCGGCGTCCACGTAGTAGAAGACGCGACCTCGCTCACGGAGCTCCTGCAGCGCCGTGACGATCGCTCGGAGTTTGGTGGGCGGCCTGCCGAGGCGGACGGCGATGTCCCCAGCCGAGTCGTTGTCGCGCAGCGCACGGATCACCGCGTCGGACGACAGAGGCGGCGGCTCGGGCTCGCTTGGCTCGCCTAGCGGGCGCTTCGGCGCGCTTTGACGCTGACTCGCTGCCGGGGAGTTGATCGCAGCCAGCCCACGCTCTGCTCGGTCGCGGCGCGCTTCGGCAAGCGCGGTAGGTTCGCCTTGCTCGACCGCGAAGGCAATGTCTCGCTCGGCGTCAGCGACTCGCGCTTCCGCTCGGCCTCGAGCACCCATGACCGCCGTCTCCTGGCCGCCGCGGAGTGACAACCGCTCTTGATATTCCGGCGGGACACGCTCGGCCTCGTCGATCGCATCGGGGATGCTCTCGGTGTACTGCTGCGGGTGGGCGCGGCCCTGCTGGCGAGCGAGGTAGACGGACGGATCGACCACGCGGACGGTTGCGTAGAGCACGCCGCCTCGTCGCTCGATCGACTCGACGAAGAGCATGGGCCGAGCGAAGAGCCTGTCCGGGTCGAGGTGTCGCCGGCGCCGGGGGCGGTTGCCCTCGATCGCGTAGGTCTGCCACTTCCGACAACGCTCACCCTCGGGGATCTCGATCTCGACCGGCTTGCCCTTCGCCTCGTAGATCGCGAGCCGCGTGTCCTTGGGCAGCTTCAAAACGGGATGTCGTCGTCGGGGTTCTTCTCGACCGGCTCGCCTTCCGTTGACTCGAAGGCCGAGCAGAGCTGCCCCAGCGTGTCGGTCGTGTCCTTTTCGAGGCCCTGCTTGGCGCGCTGCTGCTGCTCGGCGTTGAGGCGCGCGCAGACGAAGCGCGAGAGCCGTTCGGCGGGGGCCTGCTCAAGACCAGCGTGTTCACAGAGGTTCCGCATCGTCGTCACGTCCACTGGCTGCGGATCCGCTGGCGGCGTGGTCGGCGGCTCGGGCTCAGCCTGCGTGTCTGGCGCCGATGCCTTGGCCCTTTCGCCGGCGGCGTTCACATCAGCCTCGAACCAGTCGGTCCACTCGGTGATCGCAGCTTTCAGTTCCTCGGCCGAGCCGGTCTTGGCCTCCGACGAGCCGAGCTGCAGGGCCTCGAGCGCCATATCCTGCGCGTGCGCCCGGCCCATGCGGGCGACCTTCTCGGGGTCGAATTGCGACTCGGGCTTGAAGGACCGGCCGCCGCTGCGACTGCCGCCGCCAGCTCCCCCACCTCCGCCGCCGGGGGATTCCTTCTTGAAGATCGGGCCGTAATCCCCGTTGCTGATCGTGCCGAAGTAAGTCTCACCGACCTCAACCGTCGCTGGCATTTTCCGGCGCCAGTACACATCGTCGCAGCCATCGAAATCGACGTAAAACTTCTTGAGCGTTCCCCCTTTCTGACCGGGTTCTTCCTTGCCCTCGCGGACGGAGAGGACTTTCCACTCCTGCTGTTTAGGGAGCCCGGGGACCGGCTCGCGCTGGCCGCTCATCGGACCTGCACCCGTTTGTCGCGGAACGGTTCGACGCCGGGGATCACAATCCCCTGCCGCACGTCGGCGAGGATCTTGCTGCGCCGCGGCACCCGTTCGACGTACTCGTCGGGCAACGCATCCTCGTCGGTAATCCGATACTTGAGTTCGGTCGTCGGCGAGGACTTTGCTCCGCTGGCGCCGCGTGCGCCGGTCGGTTCTTTCCGGGGTGGCGGGGCGGCAACGTGGTGGGCCTGCCGACCTTCGGACGCAGCGGCGGCGTTCTCCTCTTCTTGCTTCCGCCGTGCCTCGGCTTCCTCGCGCTCGCGCCGCTCGCACTCAGCTCGTTCTTTCTGCTCCTCGTAGGCGAGGAACCGGGCTTCGAGGGATTCCTTGCGGGCTTCGAGCGGTGAGGCCAGCTCCTTGAAGGCAGCCTGGACGCGCTTGCCAGCGTCGTCGAAGGGCTTTTTGAGGCCCTTGCGGGCCGTCTCCCCGTCTGCGATCGCGTTGCGCAGGGCGGCGAGGGCGTCGGTGGCTTCGCTGGCGGCCTCCTGGTCGTCGATGTCCCCGGTGATCCGGTCGGCCTGCTCGATTGCTTTGCGCGTTGCCTCGTCAACCCGCTGGAAGTCCTCGTGCTCGCGAACGTCGATGTCGACGTCGAGCGGTGCCGGCCCTTCGGGCTCGGGCGTATCAATGTCCTGTCTGCGCAGCCTCACTGTCCCCTCCTATGCTCGGTTGGTGTGTCCTCGTAGCCTTCGGCCAGCTCGCGGCGCATCGACCAGTCGGCGAAGCGCTGAGCGTCTTTGCGGTCGGCGTTCCGTCGCCAACACGCTTGATCGAGTGCGTCGCGGACGCCTACGGCGATGTCCCGCCTTCGGCGCAGCTCGGCAACCCTGGGGTCTCCGCGGGCGAGGTCGGGCGCGACCGTCCAGGCCACGCCGCTGTCGTGTTGACGGATGATCTCCTCGGCGAGAGCAAGGCGGTACTGCTCTTCGCCCTTAGCGGCGTCAGCCGCCGCCTGTTGAAAGCTGTCCTCGGCGTCTTTCTGCCGGCGCGAGGCTTCTTTGCACGCCTCGCTCGCCTCGTCGAACGTCCACGGTCCGCTCACTCGTCGACCTCTCTTGTTGGGGGATTGCCCTCCGCGCAGCGCCGAGCCGTGAGGCGCATATCGGCGACCTGGCGGCGAAGGCCGGCGCGGACGATCGGGTCCTTGATCGCCTCGACGAAGGGCGGCGAGTCGGCGGTGTAGTCCTGCGCTCGCGCATCCCACTCGTCCCCGTCGACCTTCCAGAACTTCTCCGGATCCTCGCCGTTGCCGATCACGAAGAAGGCCCCTTCGTCTTCGACGACGCGGAAGGCACCGCTGACCAGCTCCGCCTCGGGTTCGTGCTGGTAGCCAGGCCAGCCGCCTTCGGCCGGCTGAGCCGGGTAGGCGGCACCCGAGTAAGCGTGGGTGAGGACTGTCATATGCGCAGCCCTCCCCCCTGCTGGCCGGGGTGGAAGCCGAAGCCGAGTTCGTGGCCCAGCGGGTAGACCCATACGTGCCAGAGGTCGTAGTTGTCGACGACGAACTGGCGGGGCGGGAAGACCTCGACCCCGAACCTCTCCATGCCATCGGGCGCGAGCCGATCCTTGATCGCCTGTAGGTGCTTCCAGCCGGGGTGCTGCGCAGTCTCGTCTTGCCGCTTCACCGTCAGCAGATCGAAGCCGGGCAGCTCCCGGTACTGGCGACGGTGGACGATGTAGGTCAGGTTGCGGTGTGCGGCGACTACGGTGTCGTTGCCCTGGCGCCGGGCTAGGTCGATCGCCGGAACGGTGCAGTCTTGCCACGGGCTTTCGGTGCCGGTGCCGAGCTTCACGCGCCCGGCTCCATCATCGACCGGCCCCGGCACAGCCAGCACCGACCGCCGTAGACGCTCGGCTCGACGCGGCATTCCGGGCAGAGCTTCGGACCCTCGGCGGTGCGGGCGGGTGGCTTACCGAGCTCGGCTTCAACCGCCGGGTCCGTGCCTTCGATATCGGCGATCACGTCGTCAACCGTCATTTGCACCCACGCCCCCCCCCTCAGATTCCGGGCATCGCTCGCGGCGGTCATGGTGAGTTCGACAGTCGGGACACGCCATGTAGCTCGCCTTCACCGGGCCGCAGAGCGCTTTCCACCGACGCTCTTCGGTACGGCGTGCCCGGCGTAGCTGCTCGCGTCGCTCCGGCGAAAGATCGGTCGTGGTGGTTGGGCGCCCCTCGCTCACGGGAAAAGTCCCTCGTCCTCGATGAGTGCGGAGCTGCCGACGTAGCCGGGTAGATCTTCGGCGCGGCCATCGACCATCGGCGTGAAGCGCAGCCGGTCTTCCTTGAAGTAGACCTCCATGCCGCCGGTCGGGCCGTTGCGGACCTTCGTGAAGTAGATCGCGCCCTGCGGTTCGCGGTCGCCCGTCTCGGAGTCCTGCTCGCGGTGGACGAAGCACACGATGTCGGCGTCGTTCTTGATCGACCCGGAGCCGCGCAGGTCGCCTTCGGTCGGCCGGGGGCGGACGACGCCCGTCACCCGCTTCTCGTTCAGGTGGGCAGTCGAGAGGACAACGCAGTTGGCCTGCACGGCGGTGCGAGCGAAGGTGGCGGTAATCGCCGACAGGTCCCGCTCGTCTTCGTACTCGATCAGGTGCATGATGTCCACGGCGGCGACGTCGTAGGCGTTGCGGCGAATGTGATGGGCAATGTCCGTCGCCGACCAGCCGGCGGCGAGGGTGATCCCGAAGGGGAAGGTGTCGGCTTCGTTGAGCGCCCGGTTGGCGATGATCTGCTGCTCCTGAGTCAGCTCACCGCGGACGATCTTCGAGAACGGGATGCCCGTCTTCCGGGTCAGGGTGCGAGCGACCCGTTGCTGCGCAGACATCTCGTTCATGTAGAGGCGGGTTCGCAGACCGGCCTTGTGGAGCCCGATTAGCGACTGGTCAAGGAACTGCGACTTGCCGTGCGAGCTGTGGCCGCCGATCACGATGAACTCACCGCGGCGCATTCCGCCGGAAGTCAGGTCGTTCAGCCGCTTGAAGGGCCAGGGGAATGCCTCGGCCCCCCCGTGTTCGAGCAGTTCGTGGGCGATGTCGCGGAGGTCGTCGGGCTCGAGGTCGGAAGCCTCGCGCGTGAAGTCGGCTTGCAGCATCGCCTCGGCGGCGGTCAGCGCGTCCTCGTCGCGCTCGGTGACCGCAAGCTGGATCTTCTGGCCGGCGGCGAGGCGATTAGCCCACAGAGCCTCGCGGACGATCGTCTGTGCGTAGGTCGGGGCGTTGCCAGGAGCCGGGCATGAGGCCAAGAGGTCGGCCGCCGTGTGCTCACCAACCTCCTCGAGCAGGTTGCGCTCGCGCAGCTCGGCGTTAATCGTCGTCGGGTCGATCGCCTTGTCGTCGTCGTGCAGCGCGACGATCGTGGCGAAGAGCTTGCCGTGGCGCTCGTAGTAGAAGTGCTCAGGCTTCAAGCCGGTGTCGACCAGGACCCCGGCGATGTAGCGCGGTCCGGCAATCAGGGCGCCGAGCAGGTTGCGCTCCGCGTCGATGTCACAGGGCACGCTCACGTCGTCACCGGCTTGTCGAGGAACGTCTTGAAGCCGCCGTTTTTGCCGGCGGCCTTCCGGGCCAGTTCGATGTAGCGCTCGAACTTCGAGGCACGCAGGATCGTCTCGGGTCGATCGAAGCTCTGTTCGCGCAGGCGCTCGTCGCCGTGGCAGCCGACCGTCGCTTCCATCAGTTCCTCAACTGTCCGGCCGTCCTCGCGGCGGGCTTTGAAGGCCCGCTTGGCCTCTTCGCTGCCTTCGACCGCCGTGCGACCCGTCGTCTCGTGGTAGTGGGCGAGCCAGCGGTCCCAATCGACGCGGAGCTGCGCTTTGGTCAGAGCCCCCTTCGTCTCTGTCTCTCCATGCCCTCCTGAGCCCTGGCCTTGGCCCTGTCCCTGGCCCTGCAACCCATCGGTGGGTTGAGCATAGGGTATGGATAGGGTTTCGATTTCGGCCTCGGCAAGCCACTTGCTCACCCAGCTTTTGCCGAGGTACTCGGTCAAGAAAGCAGCCCGTAGCGGATGCTCGACCGGGACTCGTTCGACGTCGCGGACGACGCCCGTCGCCATCTTCGAGCCCTTCGTGCGCAGGTGCTTGACCCGGCTGCGCACCCACAGCCAGCCGTCCACATAGCGCAGGTAGCCGGCCTCTTCCAGCTCCTTGATCGCGTCGGCCCGGCGCTTCGCCGTCATGCGCCCCTCGACGATCGATCGGCGTTTGACCCGGTAGATCCCCGACATGCCGCAGCGCGAGTTGGTGAAGCTCCACAGGTAGATCAGCGCGGCGTCGTCGCCCAGGTCGTCGAAGTCCTCGTCCTCCCATAGAGCCGTGCTGACGTCCTCGAGCCTGCTCACCGCTGGACCCGGCGCATCGGCGCCTCCTCGATTGGCCGGCGGATCAGGTTGCAGGGCGTCCCGGCTCGCTGGCCGGTCTTCTCCTGGTCGAGTTCACGACGAGGAGGCTGCCGGTCGCTGCTGCTGTCGCTGCCGGTCCTCTTCGGGGTTGATCGGGACGCGCTCACAGTTCACCTCTCCGCGCGCGGACCTGCCGCTCGCGCCGCGGCACGGGATCGGCGACGTGGTACTTGCCGCAGTCCGCGCAGGTGTAGACGACGCCTCGGGGCAGCGCGGCGCGAGCTTCACCCGGCTGAGCGAAGCCGCGCTTGCCGCTCGGGCATTCCCGTTTCCGGTCGGTGCGCTTGACCCACTTGCGCGGGTGCTTCTTGCGACGCCGGCTCACAGGATGCCCCCGGCGACGTGGATAACACCAGCCCAGAAGAGGACGTCGACCTCGAAGGCGAAGAGCAACCAGCACCATTCGCAGAAGCCGCTCACCTGGCCGCGACTCCGAACAGATCCCGAACACCGATCTGCGTAGTGGTGGCGACCCGCGGGCGGCGAGGGCCAGAAGGCCCCCGCCGATTCCCCGCATTGAAGCCGAATGCTTGGCCTACATTAGCCCTGGTTGCCGAGCACCCTACATTCGTAATGAAGGGGTCCCCGGTTCGAGTCCGGGCGTCGGCTTCGCATTCCAGAGCGGTGCCCGAACAGGAGTCTTGCGCTACGCGCGCTCCGGCCCGAACGCCGCCCGAACACATCACGCCGTCGCTACCTCCCTCGCCACCGGCGCGATGCCCCGCGCCTCGCGGATGTAGTCGTCGATCGACCGGCGTTCCTGCTCCGGCCTCGGTGCCGCGTCGATCATGTGGCGGTAGACGCCGTTCACTACATCGGTCCCGTTGCCGAGTTGGTGGGCGATCTCGTCCGCGGTCCAGCCAGCGTTCGCCGCAAGCGTGGCGAAGGTGTGCCGCAGGTCGTAGGGCTTCAAGTTGGCTCCGAGCCCCAGGTCTTCGGCGGCGCGCTTGAAGCAGCTCGGCCGACGCTTCGTCCCGTCTTTGCCCTTGCGCGGATGGCGCGACCGCCAGTTGTCGTAGTTCGATTTCGACCAGGGCTGGCCGTCGCCGACGCGGCCGAAGACGAAGACGCTGGCGCTGTGGGGGCGCCATAGCTCGAGGTCTTCGGCGGCAGCCTCAGCGACGAAGACCCGGCGGTTGTGGTGCTCGCCGGTCTTTGAGCCGGGCAGGATCTTCCCGTCCACGTTCTTCGTCGTCACTGATAGCTCATGAGCGAGCGCGACGCCGGCCGGGCGGGTGCTGAGGTCGGTCCAGAGCCGCGCGAGCGTGTCCTGTGGGCGGATCCCGACGTACGCCTGCATGGAGACCAGCGTCGCCGAGCCAATGTCGTCTCGTTCGAGGTACCACATGCGGATCGCCTCGACCTCCTCGGCGATCAGCCAGCGGTGAGGCTTCTTCTTGTAGCCAGGCGGGTCGAGGAAGGCAACCGGGTTGTCGTCGAGGTATTCGTAGGGCAGCACGGCCTTCTTGAGGATCAGGCTGAGAACCACCTGGGTCTTGCCGATCGAGGACGGTCCGGCGCCGGCCTCGAGGCGTTCGGTCTGCCAGTCCTGCAGGCGAGACGGCCGCAGGTCGACGAGGGGTAGGTGGCCGATGAAGGGGAAGACCTGCGCTTCGAGCAGCTGGGCGTAGCCAGCCAGCGTCGTGTCTTCGAGGTGCGTCATCGCGGCGAGCCGTTCGATCGAGAAGGCCTCGAGGGTCGGGACGTCCTTGCGCCGCATGACCGGCTTGCCCTCGGCGAGGCGCCGGTCGATCCGTTCCTGCTCGCGTTCTGCCTCGCCTACCGTCTTCCGGGTCAGGGATTTCGGCCTGCCGTTCTCGCGCCACCGCAGTTCGTGGGTGCCGTAGCGCGTCTCGTGGATGGAGCTCATACGTGCGTCTCCTCTCGTAGTTGGTGAACTGCCGAGAGGACGCTACCCCGCCGCCGCGAAGCGCGCCGGGGCTTGGGCATCGGATTGGCGGCGGGTTCCTGCTTCTTGGGGACGTGGCCGGCTCGAACCCACGCGGCCAGGTCCCTCCGCGTCGTCGCCCACCGCCCCCGGCGCTTGCGGAAGGGGCTGTCGCCCCCCTCCTGCGCGATCCGATAGAGCGAGGACGGCGACCAGGGCGTGATCGCTGCGGCCTCGGCGATGCTCAGGATCTCGTCGCCATCCTTCACTGCTCTTGCTCCTGGTCGTAGATGGTCGGCTTGTGTCGGTCCCGTCGGTCCCGCCGCACATGCGCCGCGAACCTGACGGCCATCACGGTGAAGTTCGCGACCACCAGCACCAACAATCCGAACTGATCGACGAGCACGCCGCCGAGTAGAGCGGCCGACGAAGACAGCGCTATGCGCTCGTCGTACCGCTCGAACCACCGCTCGAAGCGACTGTGCTTTTCCGAGTGCTCGGTCACGCGCTCACCACGGCTCCGAGAGCGCCGGTACGGGGATCATGCTGGGAAAGCCCCCCCCCCTCTGATTTCAGGGCGCTGCGCAGCCGAGTCGTCAGCTTCGTCGGCTCGGGCTGCCTCACGTCGATTGGCCCGAGGATCGCTTCGCAACCCGCCTGGACCCGCTGCGGGGTTGCCCCGCCGAAGTAGCGGATCATCGTCTCGTAGGAAGGGAGCGATCCCGGTGGCAGGTCGATCGCGTCAGCGCGGCCGGGCCAGAACCCTTCCCTCCTGCGGAAGGCGTAACACGTCTCGGCCGCTTCGAGCGCGGTCCAGCGCTTGCGGTAGGTCGGCCGTTCGATCGGCACCCCCGCTTCGAGCAGGAGATCGTTCAGGTTCTCCCACCCGAGACGCTTCACCGTCTCCATCGTGGGCATCCCCTTCGCCGCCCTGAGGTCGGTGCTTGCGGGCGCTTTGCCCGTGTGGTCGCGCCACCGCTGAACGACGCCGATCACCTGCAACCGTTCCCACGGCTGGCCCGGGCCCGGGGGCGGGGTGAAGCGCGCGTCCTCGTCAACGCCCGCCCTGGTGTAGGCGACCACCGGCGAAATCTCGCCCTTCGTATCCGACCCTTCGCGCTCCGGGTCGGCATCGCTCTTGGGATCGACGCTCAGGTCGAGCGAGAGCATTTTCGGTCCGCGCTGGTCGCGGATCTTCATCAGCCGCTTTCGGGCGTAGTTGCTCACGATGCCGAGGATCGACCACGGATCCTCGGCGAAGAGCTCAGGGTGCTTCACCCATAGGACCGCGAAGGTGTCCTGAATAGCGTCTTCCGCCTCGTAGATGTTGGTGGCAGCGACGATGCCGACGAGCTGTTCGGCCATGCGTTGCAGCTCGGAGGCGGTGAAGCTGGCCCACGCCTGCCTCACTACCTCCGGCGTTGACCGATGCTGCGGGCGGGGCTTCTCAAGTCCAACCGCAAGGTCGAAGTCCACCCCCTCGACCTCGGCGACTTCCGAAAAGGCTGCGGAGAAGGTCTGTGCCATCTAGACCCCCGCCCCGCTCAGCACGTACCCGACGCGGCCGTTGCGCCGTTCCATGCGGATCTCTTCCTCGCGGATCAACGATCCCGCCTGGCTCTCGATGAGAGCCGGGTCCTCGTCAAGCAGGTCAGCAAGCTCGTCGACAGTGGCGAACTCGCAGGATTGAATCGTTGCCAGCACCCGGCCCACCAACGTCCCCTGTGGGGGCGCGCTCGGCGGCGGGGCAGTCGGAGACTCCTCCGCATCGCCGGTCGGCGACTTGATGGATTCGTAGCGCGTGAACTGCCGGTCGCCCTCGCGCCGCAGCTTCCCCGCTTCGACCAACCTGCTCGCCGCCGTCCGAAACGTGTTCTCGGAGAGTCCGGTCGCGGCACGGATGTCCTTCGGCGCGACGAGTCCACCCTGCTCGGCGATGAAGCGGTGTACTTTGGCCTGTCGCGCCAATGCCTCGGCCGGCGACGTCGTCGCACCCTTGCCTTTCCGCTTTTGCCTCGGCGGGGGGCCAGCAATTGGCTTGGGCGGGGCTGCGAGGCTGCGGCCCTTGATCGCCGCCTCGGCAGCGTCTAGACGCTTGAGCCAGCCCCGAGCTTCTTGCCGCTCGGCGGCGATTGCCTCGAGCACAGCTTCCCCGGCCATCAGGACCCACTCCGGCCGATCGGCGCCCTGACATCAGCGGCGGCCGCGGGGTCGATGGGCGCGAAGATCTCGGTGGGCTTGGCGAGACCCGCGTTGCGGCGGCGATCATCGGCGCGGGCGTTCAGGCGACGGAGCAGACGACAGGTGACGCTGTAGTTGGTCAGCGCCCCCTCAAGGTCGTCCCACAGGCCGCGTACGGCGTCGTCGACCACTCCCAGGTCTTCGGCCCGGAAGCGCTCTGACACCCACACCCTGACTTGTTCGATCGGCAGCAGTTCCTCCCGCAGCGTGTACGTGCCGGGGATCGACCGCGCCGTCGACCAGCCCAACTGGTCGAGCAGGGCCACCATGACAGCGGTGTGCTTCGCGGCTCCCTCGACCCTTCTTGGGTGGGCCGGGTCGCGCTCGGACGCTTCTTCGCCGGCGGTGCCGATAACCGAAAGCGCGTGGCGGACGAGACTGTCTCGCTCGTCGTTCCTGATCTCAAAAGTGCCTGGCTCGCCGCTACTGCCCGGCGGAGCCACCTGTGGCTTGTCCATCGTGTCTCCTCGCTTTGCACGAACGCTCCCTAAGCGCCGTGGGGATTTTCCCCGTTTCGTGGGCATTGACACCCATTGATGGGGAATATAGCGCAGCTCTGCACGGAATTTCCCACCCGCAGGGAAAAGGGGGTCCCTGCTGGGGGAAATCTGTGTAAGGCTCGGGCAATGAGACGACTGGACGCGAAGGAGGTAGCCGGCCGCATCCGGGCCTGCAGGGCCTACGCCGGCCTGACCCGGCAAGAGCTGGCCGAAAAGATGGAGACGTCTTCCTCGACGGTCGAGCGTTGGGAGAAGGCGCACCCGGGCTCCCTCGGCGGCAATGACGGAGCCCGGCGGCAGTCGATCTTGTGGGAGGTCGCCAAAGCCTGCGACCTCGACCCGGCCTGGGCGATCGGCGATTGGGACGTGCCGCCGATCTACCGGGTGCAGGAAAGGGATGTCCGGGGGATCGTCGGCCGTCTGCAGCGGATCGAACAAGCGCTGGGGCTCGAGCAGGTTCCCCAGCTTGCCGACGCCCCTACCGGCCCAATGGGGCCGCGCCCTGGCGAGCGACCGGAGGACGTTGTTGACGAGATTGAGCGGCTAACGAGTGACCCAGCCGCGCGCAAATCGCCTGCCAGCGACTCCCGGAGGGCAGGCGGTTCGCGTGGTAGAGGGCAGTCGCGGTGAGGTCATCGAGCGCCGCTTGCTCCCGGCGTCTGACCTCTTCCTCCGTCTCTACGTGTGGCATTTCGTCTGCGAACATACGTTCGGTAGCGGGAGCGAGACTCTAGCACCGCAGTCCCAACTCGCCCTACCTAGTTTTGACGATACACAGGTTCGCTGGTCCCGCAGGCAAGTTCTTCCCGGTGGGCAGTAAGCCGGTTCCGGCGACGCCACAGCGGCGCACTCCACCGGCGGAGTCGGCGGTGAGGACCCTGCCATTTGGGTGTGCGCCAGATCGTCGGCCCGGACGCAATGGTCAGTTAGGTTTCCGGCGCTCAAGGAATGCTGTGTCGTCATGCGGGTACCCAATCACAAGCGCCGCTGTCCGTCCCTAAGAATCCGCCCGGTCACCGGGCGCTATTTCCGCCACCGTTGTCTTGGAGAGGCCGGAGTCGACGACGAGATCGCGCTGGGAGGCGCCTTCCTTTCTGGCTTGGCGAATCAGCCGATCGCGCTCAGAGTCCAGTTCCCGAGCCAAATCCTGCATGGCGAGCTTCAAGTCGCGTATCTGTCGCAGCCGGGCTCGAGGGCTTTGGGAAGGCATCGTCGTTTGAACGCAACACGTAGACGCCCCCGGTGGCAAGAGCTGCAACCCCTCTACCTGCTTAGCAGCAGATCGACACTCAAAGTCGTCGGACTGCCTCTGCGGGTAGACCTACGGGTACCAAAGGACGAGGGGGCCAACGCCCTTTCCCCCTTGTACCGCAGCGGTAAGCGAGGCCCTTCTGTGCGGCATAGGTTCCGCCCGATGCTCGACCAGCTCGGCCGGGTCGCCCGCGAAGCGAGGCTTGGGGCCGGCCGCACGCAGATTGCCGTCGCCACTGCGGCGGGGGTGAGTCACGCCGTGATCTCTCGGTTGGAGAACGGAAGGCGATGGCCGCAAGATCCCGATCAGATCGTCGCCGCATACGAGAACGAGTGCGGGCTAGAGACAGACGAGCTGTGGCGGCGGGCGATTGGGCAAGCAAAGCCGAGCGGTCGCCGCTAAGATGCCCCGCCTTGTACCGTAGCGGTAAATCGAAAGAGGAGAAGACAGCGTGCCGCGCACACGACGACGAGTAGCCCGTGCCCTCTGCCACCCGCTTCGGGCAACACTCAGCAAGCGGATCAATGCCGCAGCCCGGCCGCTCCCCCTCGAAGACCTGGCGCGAGCGCTCGACCTGGCGGTCGGCCACGCCCGCTACCACGTCCGCGTCCTCGCTGCCTGTGGGCTGGCGAAGATCGACGACGACGATTGCACCCAGCCGGCCTGAGCGCCGGCCCTCCCAAAACGAAGAAGCCCCCCGGGCCTTCCAACGGCTCGGGGGGCTTCTTTTAGGGCCAGTCGTCTTCGTGGACCCACTCGATCGAGCGGGTGTCCTTCGGCCCGCGTTTGGCACCCCGCACGTTGGCAAGCCAGCGGGTGCCGCCGGGGGGCAGGGGCGTCTCGCGCATCTCTTGGCGGGCGTCGGGGCGAAAGCCGTCATAGGGACGCTTGCGGCACTTGACCTCGATCAGGCGCGTCTCACCCGTCTCGGGGTGGACGGAGAGCAGGTCGCCGGCGCCGCCGATATGGCGGCGGGACGCGACTACCCACCCCTCCGCTTCGAGACACTCAGCGACGTAGAGCTCCGCGCCGTTGCCTTTGCGGCTCGTGTTCAAGCGGCCCGCCGCATCAGCTCAGCGCGAGCGTCGTGCTCGCGCATTGCCCGCGCGCGCAGGATGTTCTCGGGCAGGCAGGTCAACGCGGCGTCGACCTTGCGCTTGGATCCTCTCTCTCTCTCTCTCTCTCTCGGCGCCCGGCCGCCGAAGGTGGCGGCCACTCACTGAGCCGCCGCCGGCGAGGGCGCGGGCGCGGCGGCCTGGGGCGCCATGTGCTCGGCGCCGATGTCGTGGAGGAACTGCGAAAGCGTGTCGCCAAGGTGACCGAGGTCGGCGGCGATTGCCGCAGGCTGCAGCGTCCCCGCTTCCACCTGCGTCCGTAGGTCCGCGATTACGTGCGCGACCTGCTCGACGGTGCCGATGTTGGCGAGGATGTGCTGCACCGCCGGGTCGTCAGCGAGTTCGTCCAGCGCCGCCTCAAGGTCGGCCTGGTAGTTGACGGGCTCCTGGCGCTGCCACTGGTCGATCCAGCGGTCGAGCAGCCGGATCGTGATGAGCGCTGCGGCGGCGAGCACCCCGGCAACTTCCGGCGCGCCAAGGTTGAGGCCGGGGAAGTGCGCGGCGAGCCACGCGCTGATCGTCGCCGAGGCGGCAGTCAGCAGGCCCCCGAGCAAGACGACGAGTCGGTTGGGTGGGAACTGCGCCTGTAGGAAGTCGATGGCGCGGTTGACGAAATTCACTTGGATCTCCTCCTCTTGCGGGATGTGTATTGCTGCGAGGCGAACTGGCCTCGACGGCCCCCCGGCCGGTAGGGCCGACCGAGGAACTTGGCGACGAGACGGACGAAGGACTCAGGCATCGCCGGAAAGCCAGGCCCGCCACTTTTCGGCGCGGGCCGCGACTTCGCGGGCGTAGACGTAGTTCGGGTTTCCCTCACCGCCGTTGTAGGCGCCGATGCCCCGGACTTCGCCGAGGCGGTGGACGAGGTCGGCAAGGATCGACGTGGCGAGGAAGACCTCGACGCGGGGCTTCCAGAGCCCGATGTGGTCGCGTATGTACGTCCAGAAGGTGATCTGCCCGAGCCCGACTCCGTTGGCCCCGCCGCCGTGGCGACGGATCAGCTCGTCGCGGAAGCGCTTGTAGTTCGCCTTCGTCACCTTCTCGCCAGCGAGAAGGCCGCCGGCGTCGTGGCCGTAAATCAGCTTGAAGTCGGACTCCTGCTCGAACATGCCGAAGGCGAGCGAATAGCGCAGCCGGTATTTGCGGCAGGCGAAGGCGATGTCCTTGGCGATCGCCTTCGGGACGCCGTGGAGGGCCGCGCGCTCCGCAATCCGCTTGGCCGCCCGACGTGAGTAGAGCTTGCGCCGCTTCATCGCCGGTACCCGTCCCTCGGCGCGATGTGGTCGTGATCGCCGTGGTCGGGAAAGTGCGCGTCGACCACAGCCCCCTCCTTGACGTAGAAGCCCGCGGGGCCAAACAGCTCGTGGAAGTCATCAGCCTCGCCCGGCGTGTGACTGAGGCAGAAGTGCTGGAACTCTTCCATCTGCGCGACCGTCGCGAAGATCAGGTCGATCGCGTGGCCTAGCGGCGTCGGGTTGTGCCAGCTGCCCGGCGCGTGGGTGCCGTCCGTCGTCGCGGTGACGGTGCAGACGTAGCCCCGCTCGCGGGCGAACTTGTAGGCGACGGCGACCAGGCGCTTGCAGGCGTCGTCGATATTGGCCGGGTGCCCGTCGAGCATCCCGACGTTGAAGTCGCCGACGCGACGCTTGTGGATCGACAGCGCCTTCTGTTTGAAGCGCCGGGCCTTGAGCCCGAGGCGAGCCGCAAAGGGAAAGTGCTTCTTCTCGAGCTGGCGCCGCCGCTGGCGGAGCAGCTTTCGGTGTTCGGCGCGCAGCGCGCGCTCTTCGGATCGCAGGCTCAACGGAGCCTCCTTTCACGTCGCTATTGGGAGCCGCACTCAGGCGGCGAGGATTTAGCGGCCTACGCCGACTTCGGCGCAGACCGCCAGCGCGCAGGCTTCAAGTTCGACGCCGCTTTTGCCGGCGCCAGGCGGCGGTTTGCTTTCGCTTTGGCCGGGCCCGCCTTCGCCGCCCTGCCCGGGGGGACCAGCGGGGCTGCCGGTGTCCGGTCCGGTGTCCGGCGGTCCGGGCGCAGGTTCGGCTCCGGGAGTGGGCGCGAGCGATTTCGGCCCCGGTTTATGTCCCTGGCCGTGTCCCTCTCCGTGTCCACCGCCGGGCGAACCCGGCGTGGGTTGCTGGCCCGCCGTGGACGGGTTCTGAGCACCACCCCCTTCCGGCGACGTCGCGTCCGGTGACGACGACACTTCCGTCGCGCCTCGAGTGGGCGGCGGGTAGGTGATCGCGGCGATCAGGGCGGCGCGGCAGCGCTCGACCTTCCGGCAGTTGACGAGGCCGATGCGGATCCGCTCAGCGCAGCGGGCGGCGCGGTCGGGGTGCTTGAGCGACTCGCTGTCGCAGATCGCCCGGCTGACCTTCGTTACCTGCGGGCGGAGCACGTTGACCTGATTCTGCGTGTCCTGTTGCCCCAGGAAGACGACGAAAATCGCAACGGCGCCTGCGACGATCGCCACGGCCACCGCCGCGAAGACCGGCAGGGCATGGTCGGCGATCCAGATCTCCACCCGGTTGAGCCTGACTTGCTTCATCCCGTCACCACCAGTCCGATTAGGGTCACGATCACCGCGAGCAAGCCGACTACCGCCGAGCCGAGCGCAATCACCATCGCTCGAGCCGCCAGTTCCCGCCGGTCGCGGTCTTCCTTGCGCCACCCCTTGAAGTCGTCGCGGAGGCCGGCGAGCTGGTCGCCGAGGCCGCCCTCACCACGGATGCCGAAGACCATCGCCTCGAGGTCCCGTAGGCGTTCTTCGACCCGATCTGCCGGGCTCACTTCGAGCTCCACGGATTGCTTTCTCCCCCACCGCTTGACCCCCCCGACGACCACGGGTTCGATCCGCCGCCGAAGGTCGAGCTCCAAGGGTTGCTCGAGTCGCCAGTCCCGTATTTGCCTTCGCCGTAGAACTGCAAGAAGAGGCGGTCTTCTTTCGCGTGGGGGATCTTGTATTTGGTGAAGAGTTTGTCGAGCACCCGATTGGCTTCGTCGTATTCAGCTTCCATCGACGCGAGCCGACCATCTCGCTCTTTTTTGAGCGCCGGCAGGGTGTGTCGCTTGCCTTCTTCGACAGCATTCTTCATCCGGGTCGCGTAGGTGGCCGAGAGGTCGTCGCGAGCGCTCGAGCTGTTCTTCGAGAACGCCTTGAGCACCCGGCCGAGAAGGGCCGAGTCGTGCTCTTTGCCGACGTCTTTCGGATACGGCGGGGCGATCAAGGTGCGGGCGTAGCGCTCGGCAGAGCCATAGCCGCGCAGCTTTCCCGAGAGCTTGTCGAGGGCCTCCTGCCGTTCGGTCGAGAAGGAGCCGACGATCGGAAGCTGGCCGATCCCCTCCCCCCGCTTCCTACCGGCCGGAAGGCTCGCCTCCCCGGCCACCCTTGCGAGCGGAGAGAGCGAGAGCAGCTGACCCAAGGCATTCCACCCCGAGCCGCCTTCCTGCTTGCCGGAGAGCGGCGAGACGCCGTAGATGGCCGTCCCCAGGGCCGCGAGGGCGGGCTGAGCGAGCTTCGCCGCCGCGATCCCCTTCGGGCCTTCGCTCGAGCCGCCGAGGGCCTCTACGAGCGCGTTGGAGCCCGGCGCGATACGGGAGAGGTCGATGAACTTCTTTTCGCCGCCGAGGTCGACCGGCACCATCGCCCACTGCGTGAAGTAGGAGGGGTCGCCACCGAGGAGTTTGTGCACCTCCTGTGCGTTCTGCTGGCCGAGCCCGTAGAGCATCGCCGCCTTGATCGGGTGGCGCTTGGGGAAGGCATAGAACGTCCAGCGGAGGCTCATGCGGACGAAGGGGTAGAAGATCATCGCCTGGGCGGCGACGCGCTCGTTCTTCGTCAGCGCCGACCAATTACCCATGACGTCGTCGAGGTAGGACTGGTAGCGGCGCGACCACTTCGGATGCTCACTCACCCACTCGGCCTGCTGGGTGAGTGACTTGCCCTTCATCTCTTTGAGCGCCGTCCCCATCTCCCGATGCAGACCGCCGATCCCCCGCAGGAAGTAGTTGGTGCGGCCATTGAGATCCTTGTCGATCTTCGCCAGGGTCGTCAGCGCCCGGATGCGGCCACCCTTCCACTGGTCGATCCGCGCGATCGACGTTGGGATCCCCCGTAGGAAGCGACCGTAGGGCGTCGCCTCGAGTGCACCGTAGGCCTTCGCGGCGGCGTCCATGTCGCCAGCTTTCAGGTCGAGCTTGAGATCCTCGGCCTTTTCGATGGTGCGCGTGGTGACGCCCACCCAAGAGTCGAACGCCTGCCGCTTGTCCGGCTTCATCGCTTTGTAGGAGGCGATCGCCTTTTTGACGAAGGCGGGGTTCAAGAGCCTCGGTTGCGCGACCGCCGCCTGTCCGTACTCGGCGACAACCTGCATTGCGGCCCAGGCCGGCGACGTGCCGAGGATCAGGTAGGAGGTCGCCCGGTTGACCTTGGCAACCTTCGGCGCGACGAGGGTGTTGGAGAGCTGGGAGACCAGCTCGTCCATCGCCGCCTTGCGGACGATCTTGTAGTGGCTGCCGGCGGGGCCTTTGCCCTGGCGCAGCGCGTCGAGCTGGCCGACGAGCTCGAAGTCCTGAGCGGAGATCCCCTTGCCTTTGCCCTTCCCCTCGAGCACGTCGTAGATCCGCTTATAGAACTGGCGCGGCACCTTCATCCACTGCTGCGAGCTCAACACCGGGTCGGGGCCGCGGAAGAGTTCGTCGGCGTCGCGGGCGTTCCACTCGCGCTTGCCGCCGGGAGCAAATTCGTTGCGCTCGATTACCTCACGGGCGGCCTTGTAGCTCTCCCGACGCGCGATCGGCCGCGCGATCGACTCCCGGATCATCGGCCGCAGCCCCTCCTCGACCATGCCGAATTCCTCGGCGGTGCCTTTGCGCCGCTTCGAGCGGCCGGGGAACTGCGTCAGTTTCGACCCACTCGAGCCATAGACGGGCGCCCCGTGCTCGCGGCCGGGACCGGCGTGCTGGTACTCGGGGAAGGCGCTTTCGGGGATGCCCTCGGCACGAAGGCGCTGCTTGACCGCTTCGGCGAACTCCGGGGTCAGCGTCATGTCGACCTCGCGGGACGCCTTGTGCTTGGCGACCGCCATCGCCTCGGCCTGGGCCGCTTTCTCGCGCAGGGTGGCCGCGCGAGTGTCGAGCTTGTCGATCCGACCACGCAGTCGGTCGTGCAGCGTCGGCAGCGGCTTGGCCGAACGGACTGCATTGCCCTCCCTCGGCGTGACGAGCGTCAGCTTGCCGCCGACCGGTTGCAGCTCTTTCGGAATCAGCCCGCGCCGTTCCATCGCCCTGACCGCCGCCAGCTCGCGCTTCTGCCATTTGCCCGGCGGCAGGTCGAGGTTGCTCTTGTTGAGCTTCTCCCGCGTTTCGAGCTCGCGGCGCATGATCGCCGCTTTGCGCTCGGCCGTCGCGGCCTTCTTCTTCAACGCTCGTGCGCGGGAACGATCGCGCCGGGCCTCGCGGCGAAGGACATCTTTGGAGAGCCGACCGCGGGTCGGCTGCGCGCGGACGATGTCGCGCACCGACCGCGGGTGCATCTCCTCGGGAAAGGGGATGTCGCGCGTCGTCGCGGCCGAGAGGAAGCGGGCGCGTTCTGAGTGCTCGGGCGCCAGTGCGCGGTCCTGGCGCGCGTGGCGCCCCTGCTTGCGGTACTCGCTGACGATCTTCAGTACCGCCGGGTTGGCGAGCACGTCGGGGTGCTTGACGATGTGCTCGATCACGTCGCGGGTGTAGAGCTTGTCCGGCGAGACGACCATGCCATCTGGGATCGGTTTGAGCCGGGCCTGAATCCGCTTGACCTCGGCGAGCATCGCAATCGGATCGCTCGTCTTCATCGGGTGCCGCTGCAAGAAGCTGGCGACATCGGCGTCGCGGATCTTGAGGTCGATCTTCTTGCCGCGTTTCCCACGCGCGGCGCCCTTGCGAACGACCTCTGAGCGAGTTGCGCCGCGGGCCGCCTCGAGCATCGGCTGCTGGCGGTCATGGAGCTCGGCACGAAGGCGCGTCCGTCCCTTGGCCGCGATGCTGGCGGCCTCTTTGCGCTGGCCGGTGCCCTCGAGCACTCGCGGGGCCTTGCCGCCCCGGTAGCCGTGCTGCTTGCCGTGGCGCTCGCGCGTGCGCTCGGCGACCCGGCGCACGGCCTCGGTGATCCGGCCCTTGCTCAGCTTCTCGCCGACCGCCTTGGAGCCGAGCCCGAGCATGATCGGCAGCATCAGGCCGAGGTTGTCTTCGACTTCCTTCTGCACCATCTTCGAGTCCGAGGCGGTGACGACCTTGGCGACCTGCTTGGCGAAGGCAAGCTGTTCGGCGGGGATGTGACTGACCGGCGCGAGGATCTCCTTGCCCGAGTAGCCGGCCGCACCGGGGACGCCGACGTCGTGCGCGGCCGTTGACGCCGCCCTGCCCGCGGTGATCCCGACGTCGGCGGCCATCGCCACCGGCACCGTGACGAGGCCGGGAAGGGCGCGAGCGGTCGTTTTCAGCGTCTTCTTCGGGTTCTCGACGAGGGCCTGCTCGTGGCCGCGAACGACGGGAAGTGCTTGGCCGCCAGCCACCTTGCCGAGCTTGGCGCCGGGGAGCGACACCTGGGCGAAGCGCGACTCGGCCGCTTTGGACGCCTCCTTGCGTACCGCCTCCTTACCCACGGCGCGGCGAGCGACGTTGCCGGCGAGACGCCCGGCGGCTTTCACCCCCGAGCCCGACTTGAGCGCCTTCGCAGCCGTCGCCTCGATCTTGCCGGCGGCGGCCTCTCCGATGTCCTTGGCGACCTGTTTGCCGCCGACCTCGAGCGCGCGCTTGCCGAGGGCGCCGACGAAACCCCCGCCGGGAGCGAGGACGGTGATCGCCGTGGTCAGGTCTTCGGGTTCGCCGAGACCGCGAGAGGAACCGTGACCGCCAGCCCGCGCCGCTCGAATAGCTTTGCGGTAGGCCCGCGGAGCGACCCCCTTGAGCTCCTCTTTGGGGAAGTTCGCTTTGACCGCAGTGCCTTCCGCCGTCCGTCTGCTGGCCTTGGCGAGGGCTTCCGCGGCGAGGGCATGGCGAAGCCTCCGCGCAGCCTCGCGGAGTTTCGGATCAGGCTCGTTGGCGAGCTTCTTTTCAGCCCGCTGCAGCGCCTCTACGGGGCGTGAAGAGGGGGTCGTCTTCTTCTCGACCGGCCTGCCGGCACGTGCAGCGTCACTCTTCGCCTTGGCCGCTTCTGCGCGGTCTTTGCGTGCAAGCCGCCGCACTCGTTGCGCGGTACGACCTTTCCCGCGCGAGAGACCCCGAGTTTCGGCCGGGGTGGCTTTCGAGCGGATCGACTTGTTCCCCGACTCGGCCCGGTAGGGACCCATCGGGGGGACGCCCCCAACCTTCCCGCGGCCGCGTTTCTTCTTCGTGCGGGCAGGCATCGTCACCTACCGGCCTGCTGAGCCGCCTTGCGCCCCTTCTTCGTCGGCGCGTAGGGCACGGGTGGCATCGACTGCAGCTTGCGCAGCTTGGCGACGGCGCGGGCTGCCTCGGCGCCGTAGCTCGATCCGAGTTTTTCAATCAGCGCCGCTTCAAACTGCGCCCACTGCTTCGCGTTCTTGGGGACCTTGATCCCGAGCAACGCCTTGGCCGCCGACATCGCGTCAGCCTTGTGTTCGCCTCGAGCCCGCCTTTCGGAAGTCGAAAGGCCACCCTTGCTCTCGTGGCGGTAGTGGCGCGCGGTGGTCCGCTGGGAGCGAGCGGCGGTCTGCGCGTTCTTGCGCGAGATCCCAACCCGTTCCTGGGCCTGGCGATTGGAGATCGAGTCCTGCCGGGCTTCGTGGGCGGCTTTGATCCGGGCGAGCGCCTGCTCGGCCGCCGCCGTCTGTTCGGCCGTCCGGGCTTCGCGCCCGGCGAGCCCCAGCTTCTTGAGTTCGGTCGCGTAATCGCGGCCGGCTTCGCTGAGCTTCTCCATCGCGACGACGCGGGCGGCACCCTTTTCTTTGCGCATCCTGCCCACGTCAGAGAGGAGCTTGTCGCGGCGGTTGGCCTCTTCCTTGCGCGCCTCGATCCCCCGCATCTGGGCCGACGTGCGCCTGCCGCCGAGGCTGGCGAGGTAGTTCGCCTCCGTCTGGGCTACCGGAGCGTTGAGGGCGACGCGAGAGCGTTCCGCCGCCGCCCCGGCTTGGGCGATCTTCGTGAGCCCGGCCGTGTCGGTCGGACCGCCTACGGTCCTGGCGAATTCTTCGTCTTGCTTGGAGAGTTCACTCCGCTCGCCCTTGCCGCGTTGGGCGGCTTCGGCGAGCTGCTTGGAAGTTGCGTCCTGGGCGGTTTCAAAGGCCCTCTGTCCGGCCTCCTGGCTCTGCGCGTAATCCTGGGAGAGCTGGTCGTACCAGCTCCCGATGTCCTTTTCGCGCTTGCGTGAGCCTCTCGCCTGTTGGCGCCCTTCCTCGATGCCGGGGTTGAATTCCAGCCCAGCCTCGGTGTTCGCCGTTTTCGCTGCCTGCGACCCGGCGCCGGGGGAACCGCTGCCGACGCGACCCCGGCCTCGTCCCCGGCCGCGACCGTGTGCACCCATTCGTCCTCTAGCCACTACAACCGCCCCCTTCTGCGCCCACGGCGCCTACTGCGGCCACGCACCCCGCGTCCCGCTCCGGGAACCGCGAGAGGCTGTGGTTCGGAAGCGACCGCTCGGTTGAGCGCGCCTTCTTTTATGCCGCCAAGGCCAAGCTGTTCGTCTCGCTGGATGCGGCCGACGCCCGTGTTGTAGGCGGCCTGGTCGCGTGCGAGGCTGTCTTGGAGCTGCTGGTAGCCGATGTCGTACTGGCGCTGCGTGCCGCGCTGTGCGTTGACGGTCGACCCGGCGTAGAGCTGATTGCCGACAGTGGACATGATCCCTCGCCGGGTCGCTTCGCGCCGGTCTTTCAGGAGCGCAGCTTGGCTGTAGGGAGTGTCCGCCCCGGCACCGAAGCCGAGTTCTTCCTGGGAGCGCTGATAGTCGCTCGCCAGTTGGGTTCGGGTGTCGCCGGCTTCGTTGCCGAGTTCGGCGTTTTCCCGTTCGGCCTGGGAGTCCCAGGGCATCGGCGCGGGCGCGCCAAGACCACGACCGCCACCGCGACCTCGACCGGCACCGCCTCGTTTACGAGGCTGCTGCTGTTGCTGCTGGCCCTGGGGGAGCCTGCCACGTCCGCGCCCGCGCATCTATTCCCCCCCTCCCCCTTCACCCGCGTTCTTTTTCCGGGCGGCCTCGAGCATCTTCGAGCGCCGTTCCATGAGTTTTTTGTTGAGCGCGGCGAGGCGAGCGCTGTCAGGGTTCTTGGCGAGCGCCGAACGGGTCCGCTGCGCGTAGCCGCGATCGCCATAGACCTTCGTGCGCCAGTCTTTGCCGAAGGCTTTTTGGAGCGTCTGACGCTGCTGCATCGTCTTCTGCGCCTGCTCCTGCGTGATCGCCCCCGCCTGCACCCGACGCTCGAGCTGGGCACCTCCGGGACCGGGCATCGCCTGGCCGCTGAGCCCGGCGTTGCCGCCACGCGGCGCGCCCTGGCCGGCACGCATCCCCGGCGGCGTCTGACCCTGCCTGGGCAGGTTGCCGCCCGGCAGGCGTTCGACTCCACCGCGACCGCGGCCTCGCTTGCGACCTACCCTCGTGTTGCCTTGCATCTGTGCCATCGGTGTCTCCTTTGGTTGAGTGCCGCGTCAGCTAACTCGGATGATCCAGTTGGTCACTCCGAAAGATCCGCCGGAGGATCCCGTAGCGCCGGTCCCCCCGGCGCCGGTGTTGCCTTCGACTTTGTGAGTGTGGTTGCGGTCGGCAGGTTCGTTGAAGCCACCGGTGCCGTTTTGGACTACGACGTTGGCCGAGTTCACGCCGCTCGTGATCGACACAGGGTGCGTATGGCTCGGGCCGGTGTGAGTGTGGTTCGGGGTCCGGGAGCCGACCGCCAGGCCGTCGCTGTCGCTGAGAGAGTTGACATCGGCGTGGGTTCCCGCACCGACGAGGGGGCGACCGCGCCGGTCGGGCAAGTTGAAGGTGGTCGAGCCATCCCCCACCCCGAAGGGAGCGACGACGAGCCCGCCTTTTTCCCCGGACGATTCCGCCGTCTGACTCATCGTGATTTCGTTGATCGAGTTGACCGTTTCGATCGTGGTCCCCGCTTTGATCCCGGTGCCGCTGATCGGCATCCCCGCCACCATGCCGGCGGTGGTCGGGATCGCTTTCAGAGCTTTGGAGCCGCTCGTCCGGGTGGCAGTCGTCGATATGCACAACCGTTCAAAGAGCGTTTTGAAGGTCGTCCTTGAGACAGCCGTACCGTCGCAGGTTTTGTATTCCTGCCCTTCGACTACCGGGAGGTTGATACCGGGCCACGACTTCTCCTCACCGATCAAACTGCCTTCGAGACCTTTTTCGCCTTTTTCACCCGTCGCGCCTTTTTCTCCGGTGGCACCTTTTTCGCCTTGATCGCCCTTGTCGCCGGTCCGGTAGAACTCAACGCTGATCGGATCTTCGTTGGCGAAGACCCCGGCAGAGGAGAGGAGTTCGACCGGCAACGTGTCCCAGGCGCCTTTGTCTACGAGAGCGCCAGTCACCTTGTAGATCGCGAAGGTAGCCGGGGTGCCAACCTTGCGAATCACGATGGTGCCCCGCGCGCCCGAGGTAGTCGAGTCGTCCCAAGCGGCCAGGAAGGCAGAGATCCCCCCGGCGTCGGCATCGGTCTCGGAGATCCGCAGGCTCGTCTTGCCGGCATTGAATTTGAGACCACCCGCCGCCGGTTCGGTTTCTTCGGTGTTGGTCAGGTAGCGATAGCGCAACGAGGCCCAGCGCCCTTCGGCCCCCGTCGACCCGGTTTCGCCTTTGTCCCCTTTTTCACCTTTGGCGCCAGTTTCTCCGGTGGCACCTTTTTCGCCTTGATCGCCCTTGTCCCCCTTCGGACGAAACTCAACCTTCACCACGTCGTTATTGGCAAAGGCACCGTTGCTGGCGACGAGAGCGACGGTGAAGGTGTCCCAGGTGCCTTTATCGGTCAGCGACCCCGAGAGGGAGAAGACTGCAAAGGTGGCGGGGTCAGAGTCCTTCCGTATCGTCAGGTGGCCGCGAATGGTCGAAGTCGGGTCGTCCCAGGTGGCAATGTAGGCGGCGAGTGCGTTGCCGTCGCCGTCCGTCTCGCTAATGCGCAGCGAAGTCACGCCAGCGTTGAACTTCAATTTGCCCGAGCCGGGGTCCGTTTCTTCGGTGTTCGTCAGGTAGGTGTACTTGAGCCCGGCGTTGCGACCAGCTGCCCCAGCTGCGCCTTCTGCGCCTTTTTCCCCCGTTTCGCCTTTCGGTCCTTCTGGCCCCGTCGCACCTTTAGGCCCTTCGGGACCCGTGGCTCCGGTCGCACCTTTTTCCCCTTTTTCCCCGGTGGCTCCTTTTGGACCTTCGGGACCGGTAGCGCCGGTTTCTCCCGTCGCACCTTTAGGGCCTTCTTTCCCTTCTGGGCCGGTGGCTCCGGGTTCACCTTTAGGCCCAGCCGGACCTTCGGGTCCTTCTGCCCCCGTTTCGCCCTGGGGACCTTCGGCTCCCGTTTCACCTTTCGGACCCGCGGGACCTTCCGGCCCCGTCGCCCCTTTTTCACCCTGGGCTCCGGTTTCGCCGGTGGGGCCTTCTGGTCCTGCTGGCCCTTCGGCGCCGGTTTCGCCTTTCGCTCCGGGGGGACCTGCTGGGCCGGCTTCCCCCGCGTCTCCCGTACGGAAGAATTCGAGGGTGCAGGGATCGTTGTTGGCGAGCCCGTTGCTCGCCAAGTGGGCGACGGGCAAGCTGTCCCAACCGCCTTCGTCGCTGAGCGCGCCCGAGACCTCGAAGATCGCGTAGGCGGTCGGGGCGGCGATCTTGCGGAAGACGAGCACACCCCTGGCGGTGCTGGTCGAATCGTCGATCGCGGCCAGGAACGCCGCGATCGCGTTGGCATCGCCGTCCGTCTCGGAGATCCGCAGGAGAGTCGCTTCGGCGAGGGTCGCTTTGTTGAGCTTGAACTTGCCGGCGCCGGGGTCGCTCGCTTCGACGTTGGTGGAGTAGGTGTACTTCAACCCGGCGCTGCGGCCTTCCGGGCCGGTGGGACCGGGTTCTCCGGTCCCACCTTTTTCTCCGGTCGCACCTTTTTCGCCAGTAGCGCCTTTTTCCCCCGTTGCGCCTTTTTCGCCTTTTTCCCCTTTGAGCGAGACACCGCTCCCCCAACCGCTTTCTTCGGTCTTCGGACCGTAGAGCGTGTCGGTTTCCGTGTCGATGTAGAAGTCGCCGATGCCGCCCAGGGTCGATTCCGGTTTCCCTTTGCCGTGCAGGATCGTGTTGAACGAAAAGCCGCCGCCGCTACCGCCCGTCCCGACGATCGACGCTCGCCAGTGGATGAAGCCTTTCGACGTCGTGACGGTGCGGGTGAACTGGATCTGGGAGAGCGCCAAGGCGTTCGCTCGAAGGACCGAGGCTTCGGAGCCTTGGAAGAGGGCGAGCACGTGGAGTTCGGACGTGCTTTTGATCGAGAGGCCGTGGTTGATCGTTTTCGTCGCCACGCCGGCCCCGATTTCCGCGACCCCGAAGGTTTCCTTCCCCTTGTACTGGCCCATCGCTATGTAGACGGTGACTTCTTCGCCGTCTTCAAAGAGCAGGGTTTCGGGCGGCGGTTCCCCCGCGCTCGAGGAGTGCAGGGGTTCGATGCTCAGGTGGACAGCTTCTTTTTCACCTTCGGACACTTCGCTCGTCACCTTGAAGGAGAGGTAGGAGCCGTTCTCGCCGATCATCATCAAGACCGCCGGGAAGAGGCCGCGCGCGCCCTGGATCATTTCCTGAAATACCTGCGTGCCGAAGCCCTGGGCGTCAGTCCTACTGATCCGCCATTTGGTCGCTTTGTTGACCAGTTCGGCGCCTTCCTTATCGAACTGCGTCACCCCCGGTTCGGAGTCGTAGCCGAAGCCGGTGCGGAAAATGAAGCGGGTCAGCATCGGGGTGGAGGCCGCGGCACCCCCGGCGATGTCCTGGGGCTGTACGGGGAACCACTGCCGGATCTCGTCGAAGTTGTCCTGCGCAGCGCGGGTGGCCAGGAAGATCTCGCCGAGGATCTTGCGCGTCGCCTCGTCGGGGATCGAGGCGAGGGCCTCGCGCTCGGGAGTGGTCAGCCTCGGCGGCCCTTGCCGCTGAGGGTTCACCCCGATCTCGGGCTGAGGGAGTGGTTTGGTCATTGCTTCTGCGTAGCCGGGACACGGGTCTCGCGCAGGTAGCGGCTGAGGCGCTGCACTGACCACGGCGCCGCGCCAGAGAGGCGGTGGCTGAAAAGGGTCGCCGTCTGCCCCTTCTGTTTTTGCTGCTGGGCGATCGCCGCGCCTTCCCCGAGTTTGAAGGTGGTCCCGTCGCCGAGTGGTCCGAAGTCCTCAGCGACCTTGACTTCCACTTCGCCCGAGCCCCAGACCTTCGTGTTGGTCAGCGTCTTTTCGTCGACATCGGCGAGGTCGTAAGCGCCCGACTGCCAGCGGGGGTCCATTTCGACGGTCGGGTCCTCGTCTTTGTCGGGCGTGTAGAGGTAGATCTTCTCTTCCCCTTCGGCCGCAGACAGGTACATGCGCGGCACGTTGTCGAAGAGCGCGACCTGTTCGACCCAGGGGGTGATGTTGTTGGCGGCGGCGCTCCACACCATCCAGCGCATCGTCTCCAGGTCGAGCTTGAGCAATCGCCCCGGCATCAACACATAGAGCGAGTCGCCTAAGAACTCGATCTGCCAGGCGTAGCGCCAGCGGGCGGTTTCTGCGGGCAGCGTTTCCTCTGCCGGGCCGTTGAGAGCGCGTGATTCGCCCAGCGGCCTGAGCGCGCTTGAGAGGCAGGTCGGTTCGCCTCCGGTCGTCACGAAGACCCCGTCGTTCGTGACGAAGTAGACACCCTCGCGGCCGGCGGCGACCCTCTGCACCTTCTTGGAGTTGGCGATCCCTCGGTGGGAGAGCATCCGGGTCCCAAGGTCGACCTCTTTGAAGTTGAAGATCGGGTTCCCTTCGCCATCGGCGGACACCCCCCAGAAGACGAAGAGGCAGGTCTCCTTGAATACGAAGACTTGGTTGTTCCAAACGCAGCAACCGGTTATGTCCTCGTCTTCCCCCGGCCCCAGGGCGACATAGGAAGTCGACGAGAAGGACTCCGGCTGCCCCGGCTCAGAGAACCAGACGTGCGAGGGGCTCGACAGCGCCCCGCCGGGCCCGCCTTCTTCTGCTTCGGGAGCGGTGCCCGCCACGACGAGCCGGTTTCCCTGCCCTTTCCAATTCGCCAGGTACCAACCCTTGGGCATCGCTTTCCCCGCCACGCCGTCGACGGTCGCGGTGGGACTCGAGAATTCACATGCAGCCGGGACGTTCCCGGCGAACTTCTTGATCGATGCCCCGTCAGCGATGTAGGTGACGGGGATGAAAAACCCTCCGCTCGGGATGCCGAATCTCGTAAAAGAGAGGAGGTCTTCGGAGACCGCGATGCTTTTCCCGGCGATCTCTTTCCCGTCGCTCGCGCTGAACGCGACGAGCGTTTTCCCCCGACGGCCGATCAGGATGGCGGTTTCACGACCGCCCGTCGTCGGGCCGAACATGCGGTCGTAGTGACTCGCCCCTGCTCCGGGGGTGAACGCCTTTGCCCCTTCGCGGGAGCCCAACACGCCTTGGTGCCAATCGACGTCGAGCAGGTCAACTGCCTCGCCGATATCGACCTCGGCCAGGGGAAGGTCAAGGCGCAAGCCGCCGTGTCGATCGACAGTGGCCCTGGTCGGATCGAGCATCAGAGGTAGTCCGCGCTGCCGCCGGTACGAGTGAGCCGGCGCTCGCCGTCGTAGTTCGGTTTCCGCAGGGCGCGCACCATGCCGTCCAGACGACGTTCGTAGTCCTTGAGCACTTCCGCCGCGGCCTCGAAGTTGTCGGTCGACTTGTAGACCTTGACCATGACGCCGTCCACGATCAGGTCGTGGTAGGCGGCCGGGATCACCGGCGATTTACCGTCTTCGGTGAGGTCGGCCGGGATCTTGCGGTACGTGAACTTGAAGGTCGCCGACCCGCTGGCGGGGAAGACCTTGACCGTTTCGTTGTCTTCCGTGTACCAGTATTCGGCGTTGCCTTTCGAGGAGAGGTCGGGGTCGCCCTGCGTCAGCTGGCCGATCGTCGCGAACCGGAGCTTGTTGTCGTTGGTCGCGTCGATCGCAACCTCCACGTGCCCCAAGTCTTCGATTTTCAGAGGCGCCGCGCCTTCTTTGCTGGTCAGCAGGAAGGGCCAGGGTTTGAAGTCGCAGATGTCGCGGATCGCCTGGTTGATCCAACGGTTGATCCGAGTTTCGCCGCTGGCGTCGCTGAGGATGTTCTGAGCCCCGCGGGCGACCACCTCTTCTCGGAGTTCTTTTAGAGTCACGCCTTACTCCCTGCCGGCAAGAGGACGCCGCCCGCGTAGGGGCGCACGCCCTCTTCCTTCTCAGGCCTCCCCATGCGGTCGAAGCGCCGCGTCTCGCCGCCGTCGCCTTTCACCCGCTTCGCCGCCCGGTAGGCCGCGGCGACCTGCTCGATTCGCCCTTCCCCTTCGGTGATTTCCTGCTGGCGCAGCCGCGACGCCTCTTTCTCCCACTCGTTCACGAGCTTGTCGAAGATGCGCGGCTTCCAGAGGTCCCGCGCCTTCATCTCCTCGACGACGGACAGTTCGGGATCCCGGTAGGCCATCTTCTCGCCGACGATCGGGAAGTAGTGATCGTCGGCTCCCGGCCCAGTGCGGACGATGATGTGCCAGCGGCCGGGGACGAGGCCGGGTGCCCTCTGCTCGAGCGGCACCTTGGCCGCCTCGGGGTCGACGAAGTCGACTTCGATCCTGTCGTCGAGCTGCTTGAGCTCCTTCTCGAGCCGCCTCGCCAGCGGGTCGTGCGCCGTCCGCCACGCGCGCATCCGTTCCCGCCGCGCATTGCGGCTCTCGACAGCGACCAGACCCGACTTCGTCTCCCGAGCTCGCATGGGCTACGACCCGTAAGCGAAGACCAACGCGGTCGGTTTTTTGACTTCGGCTTCTGCTGCGATCTGTGCCGGCGTCTCGTCGAAGAGCCGGATCACATCGTTTTCAAAGTCGTAGACGACGTTGGCGATGTTGACCGTGCCGGTGCCGATCCCGGTCAGAACGGCGTAGCCGTACTCGACTCGGTTGAGCCCGAAATCGGCCGGAGTCAGTGGCTCGTTCTGGACATATTTGGTCGGGAAGGTCAGCGGCAGAACCGCCAGCTTGAGGTTTCCCGGGGGGGCGTTCTTGCGAGGGCGCTCACCCAGCGCCAGCGCCGCCAGGGCGACGAGGGCGAGGAATGGCGCGAGGAGAAGGCGTTTCACTATGTGCTCCTTTGGTCGGGTGGTGACGGTGGAGGAAGTTCGTTAACGCAGAAGAGCCCCGCCCCCGGCAATGGGGACGGGGCTCGTGCCGCTAGTTGAGTTTGGTCGCCGCGGCGTGCGTGTTGCGACGCAGCAACGCCGTGTTCAACCGCCAGACGAGGTCGCCCCGGAACCGGGTCGTCCCCTCCTGGTGCCGGATCATCTCCGGCGAGGCCCACTGCGGGCCTGCGTTGTGGCGGACGGACCCGAGGTCCTTTTTCCGCAACATGAACAGGCAGCGGTCGGGGCAGTCGAAGTGACGCTCGACCACCGTGCCGTTCGGCGTGGTGAGTCCCTTCCGCTTGCCGGTGTTGTAGTTGTCATCGGCGTTCCAGCGGACCTGCGCCTGAAGTTCCTCACTCAGGACACGGATCTGCTTCGCGGAGGAGATGCACCAATCCACTTCCTCGCCGGAGCTCTGGAAGACTTCGTCTTCGAGCTCGTAGACGAGTGAGGTGGAGACGTCCTGCGCCGTCGAATCGACGTGGGCCGCCCAGCTCGGCACTTCGGCGGGGTCGATCCCTCCGTATTTCGTCGTGTCGCTGAGCATCGCCAGCAACCCGTCGATCTCGAAGGAGGTTTCCCCGTCGCGGGCGTTTGCGATCGACACGAAGAATTTGCCGTCTTCTTCGGTGTCGACCCCCGCTCCGGAGATCGTGATCGTCCCGTTTTTCACCGACACGGCCGTGATTTCCCGCCCTGCTGCGAGCGAGTCCTCGGCAGCGACCGAGCCGATGTCGACCTTGAGTCCGGGGTACAGGTGCCCACGCTTGAGGGCGTTGGCGCCGTCCCCGGCGACCGTGAGGGTGGTTTTGGCACCTTCGCTGTCTTCCAGCGAGCAGATGATCCCGGTGCCATCCGAGAACAGCCCCCGCTGGAGCTGACGCTTGATGCCGTCGACCGCGCCTTCACGCTCGACCTCCACCGCCTTCGCGACCGCCAAGGCACTCGTGGCGGATTCGTCGATGACGGCGGACTCGATGATGACGTCGAACCAGTTGTGGGCGTACGTGTAGTCCGCCCGCTTGGTTACGACGTTGGTGCCTTCGTTGAGTTCGGACGAACCGTCTCGGGGCACCGCCGAGAAGCCACCGGAGAGTCCGGTACGGACGGTGACGCGAACCGTGTCACCGTGTTCACCCGTGGGCGTGAGCTTCGTGAACTCATCGAGCGCCGGAGAACCGACGAAGACGCTGTTCTCGATCGAGTTACTCAGCCACGTCTCTTTCATCGCGGCCAAGAAGGCCGTGGCGTTTTGCATTGCTTCTCCTACTGTTGCGAGGCCATCGCCCTTTCGGCTGCCGCAGCGCCAAGGGCGAGACGGTCCTCATCTTTGGTCGGGTCGAGCGCCTTGCCGCCGGGCTTACCCCCCGGTGCACCCCTTCCCGGTTCCGAGCGACGCTGGGCGAATTCCTGCTCGCGGCGGCCCAGCCAGCCTTTGAGAACTGCTGCGGCTGACTCGTAGTCGGGTAGCCCGTCCGGGCCGGGGTTCGCTTCCGCCCTGTGGCGAACGAAAGCGTCCTCGTCCTCGTCGAGCTCACGTCCCCATGCCGCTTCGATTCTCTCGAGCTCCTGATCCGCCAGGTTGTCGAGAGCCTGCTCAACTTCGGCAGCTTCCCGTTCCTGTTTTTCAGTCGCTCGCTCTTTTTCGAGTTGTCCGACTCGGTCCTCGAGCTCGGGCTCGTCATCGAGCAAATCGAGCAGCTCCTGGTCCGGCCCGCCGGCGCCAGGAGCGCCGAGAAGCTCGGCCGTCTCCGGGTCCGCCAGGTCGATGCCCATGAGCCGCAGGTAGTGGGGCATGGTTGAGGGGTCGCGCAGGCCCTCGATAAGCGCCTGCGACTGTTCGGCTTCGCGCCGGGCCTCTTCAACCTCTTGCCGGTCAGCTTGTCGCCGTTTCGTGTACTGGCCCTGCCAATCACGCTGCAGGGCCTCCACGGCCGGGCGGGCCGCCGGGTCGACGCTGTCGAGGTCGAAGGAGTCGATGAAGGACTCCTCCTCACCCGAGGGCTCGCCACCTGGCTCACCTCCGGGCTCTGCCTCCCCTCCCGGCTCTTCGCCGCCGGGCTCGGCTGCTGCCGGACCAGCCCCCGGCTCGGCTCGGTTCACGAGCGTCCCCGGCGGGATGGCCGCGGCTTCTGCCGGCCAGTTGGCTTCGAGTGCCGGCGCGAGGTCGAGAACCTCGTCCAGCATCGGGAGGGTGTCGGATACGGCCTTGTTCCGCTCGGGGGCGGAGGGCACGATGTCCTTCATCGGTGTTGCTCCTTTACTTGGCGCGGGGCTCGGAAAGAGCTTGTCCGCTGGTTTGGGTCGGGGGGCCTTGCGGCCCTTGTCCGGGTAAGAGCTATTCGCCGGGTTCGTTTGCGGTCGGCGGTTCTTCGCCGTTCCCGCCGCCGGGCTGGGGGGAGCCGCCAGGCAGGGAGGGCATCGGCTTTGGCGGCTGTTCCTTCGCCGCGTTGGCCTGTCCCTGTTCTTCGGCGAGCTGGTTCTGCACTTCTTCTTCGCGCACCTGGGCCTGCGTTTCGAGGTCAAGGAGCTTTTGGTAGAAGAAGAGCGAGGCATTCTTCATTCGCAGGTCGCCGCGGTCCCAATCGTCGGTTTTCATCCAGTTCTCGAGCGCGGCTTTCAGCACCGGCAGCGAGTCGAAGGGCCGCGGCAGCCAACCCGGCACCATCGGCCGATCGTTGACCACTTTGAGCACTTCCTCGCCGGGCAGCGCCGGCCGATCAGGCTGGTGCCAGAAGGACCCGTCGCGGAGCTGCTCGATCACGCGGTGAGCGCGGCCGATGTCCTCTTCATAGCCCTGAATCAGTTTCTCGGGGTTGGCCGAGTTGAGGGCCTCGATCACGACCTCGGGCTTGAACACGTTGGGGAAGGTCTGGACGAGCTGCATGATCCGCTGTTCGATCTGCGGGCGCGTCTGCATTGCCGTCCCGGTCTGTTTCACGGCGACGTCGGTTTGATCGCGCAGATCCGCTCCCTCGAAATCGCCGACCGGCTCCCAACCCGTCGTGCCTCGGAACTTCATCACCCGGTCGGCGCCGTACTTGCGCTGAGCGATCACGAGACAGTCGGACATGAGGTCTGAGCGGAAGCGATCGAAGTCGTCGACAAACTTCTGCCAGGAAGCACGGTTGAGTTCCATCACCTGACCGATCGCCACCCCCGATTCAACCTGGGGCGGGATGTCCTGATCGAAGCTGATGTCGGTGAAGCGGGCCTTGGCACGTTCTTCCATCTCGAAGAGCTCGGCGGGGAAGTCGATGTTGTCGCGCCATTCAGGCTTTTCGCCGCTGGCAAGGGTGCGGTCGTACTCGATCACGAGGCCGGGCTCGTCAGTCGGGTCGGTGAGCAACACCCCCTCGGCCGCGAGGAGCTGGGCGACGAGGCCGATCTGGCTGTACTCCGACTGCTTGTTGATTGCCTGGTCGTATGAGCGGACGACGTCGACCACCTTCTGCACGAGGCCCTTGGCGCGATCATTGGCGCCGTCGACGTCGTAGATCAGCCGGCGAAGGCAGGGGCGGTCGACGACCTGGCCCTTGCCATCAACGAGCGGATACGTCTCGTCCTTGAAGATCTTGCGCCCGTTCGCGTAGGTGCCCCAGCGCCCCTGCGGGTATTTGGGACAGGGCCGCTCGAAGTATTCGGTGACGAGGCAGAGCTTGGAACCCTTCTTCTCGCGGGCGGTGGCGCGCCCCGTCGTCGAGGTCGAGGCGTCGGCTTGGAGCTTCTCGCCAGGGACCTTGAGGAAGCCCGGTTCGTCTTCGATCTCCTCGATCGAACGGGCGTGCTCGACGGCGTACCAACGTGACTTCTCGAAGTCGACTCCGGGCTCCCAGAGAACCTCGAGACCGGAGTAGACCGTGATCGCGATCTCGCCGCGGCCGCGGAAGACAGGGTTTTCTGGATCGCGCTGACCGGCGTAGGGCTTTTCGCCCGTCTCGGGATCTTCATAGTCGGCTTCGGGGTGGATCGAGACGTCCTCGAAGGGGCCGACGTTCGCGTTCCAACTCGCGCGGCCGAAGGCTTCCTCGGTGACCATCGCCCACCACAGCGCCTTCGGCTCGGCCTCGGGGAAGCCCCAGATCGGGTAACCGGCGCGGGCGAGGCGCATGGCGATCCTCGAGGCGGCGTAGTCCTCGGGATCTGAGGTCACTGCCGTCGATTCCCATTCGGGTTCCCGCTGCGTCGCGGAAGAGATCTTCCGCTGCAACATCGGCGAGATGATGTCGTGCGATCGACGCACCCGGTGATCGGGCTTTTCGCCGCCCTGGGCGACCGTCGACGTCGAGAGGTCCGTGATTTTGGTGCCGTCGCCGTTGAGCTCAGAGAAGTGGTTGCCGTTGGCGAATTTGATCCCGAGCTGGCGCCGAGCCTGCACTTCGGCGAGGCCGTCTCGACCGCGCTTGAGCTTCTGATCGACGTCGGCCGGACAGTTCTCCCGCCCCTTCGCCTCTTCCTGAGTTTCGGCGACGTCAGCCACCGGCTACCTCCTTGCGCTTCTCCATGAAGGCAGCGTCGTCGTCGGCCGCGATTGGCCGAGGCTTGCGCCGCTCAGGCCGCTCGGAGCGCACGTGCTCAAGCACCGCCGTCTCCGGCGCCTGTATGCGCTGGTAGAGCTCGCGGCGCTCCGTGGCGGCCTCGCGTCGATCGCGGGCAGCACTGAACTCGCGGTAAGCGAGCAAGGCGACGAGGGCGAGGCAGACGAGGGCGAGTTCCGTCATCGCAGCGCCGCAGCCCCGAGGGTGTACGTCCATTTGCCGCCGGCTGAGTGAGTCACCTTTGCACGCCAGCTCGAGGGCAGCGCCAGGGCCATGACTTCATGGCCTCCTAGCGCCGATGTCTCAAGCGCGCCGGGGTAGAGCGTGTAGGCGAGGGTGACGCCGGCTTCGAGTTCCTTCGCTTTTTTGGTGACGGCGAAGACGGTGAGAGGGACGTACTTACCGGAGGCCGGATCCCTGGCCTCGATCGAGACGGTCAACGTCCCTTCTTCGGCGGCTTTTTCGGCGGCGAGTTCTTCTTTTTCTTTCGCCGATTCGCCTTCTTTTTCGGCCCTGGCTTTTGGCGGGGCTTTGGTGACGTCGAGCGTCAGCAGGGCGCCGCGCTGGCCAGCTGAGGAGGTCTGATCCTCGGTGGCCGTGGTCGCCGTGCGCTCTTCCGGCTTGAGCAGAGTCGAGTTCATCGGGTTCCCTCCGGGTCGGGCGCGGGGCCAAGGGACTCGCGCAGTCGTTCTTCCGCGGCGACCAAGTCCTGGCCGGCGGAGACGATGGCGCGCAGCCGCCCAGCCTCGGCGTTGGCACTCTCGAGTTCTTTGCGAAGCTCGTCTACGTCGGCCTGGGGCACCATGCCGAGCAGGTCCCGCGCCGCCTCTTCGACGACGAAGCTGCGCAGGTAGATTCGGGGGTCATGCGGCCCGCACGCCTTTTTCGTTGGGTCGCCGAAGTCGATCACCGGGCCGTCGCGGCGACCAGAGACAACGCAGCAGTGGGGGGGTGAGCTCTTGTGGGAAGGGAGCTCGACGACTCGTGCTTTCACGGTTTCCTTCCGTTAGGTGTACTTGCCCATGACCGTGCCCTGACGGCGCGGGCTGGGCTTGAAGGGTGGTGCGGTGCCCGGGGTCCACGATTGGCCCCGGCGACGCCGTTTGCGCCTGACCGGGACGCGCCGCTCCATGCAGAGGTAGCGGAGCGCGTCGCAGGCGTGGTCGTCCTTCTTGACCACGCCGAAGCTGCCGTCCTCCTTGGGCTTCTTGCGGTATTTCCGCATCTGCCGGATGAGGTTCTTGCAGCGGGAAGAGATCACGATCAGCGGGTAGGGCTTCTTGCCGCCCTCGCCGTCATCGACGTGGTGGATCAGTCGGCGTTCGACCTCCATGCAGCCAGCCTCGACGTCGTGCTTGCCGTAGGTGATCGGGATGCCGGCGGCGATCCACGCCTCGCCGATTTTCTCCCCGCTCGCCAGGTCGCGGGACCGGGCGGCCGGGTCGATGATCGAGTATTTGCAGACCTCCGAGAGGCCCCAGCCTTCGCGCAGGCTGGCGATGCTTTCGGCCGCCTGCTCGGGGACCGCCGAGCGCCCCGACAGGGCCAGCTCGTCGTAGATCACGACGCGGCCGTGCTTGTCGACGCCGCCGAAGAGGATCGCCGTCTGCACCTGCCCGGGGTCGATCGTGTCGAGATGTTCGAGCCCCTGCACCAGCTCCTTGTCGAGCCACTCTTCGGGGACGACGTGGATGCCCTCGGGAGCCGGCGTCGCCTCGAACGCCTCCCACACCAACCCTTTCGCGTTGGTGAAGGCGCCTTCGGTGACGGCCGAGCGCTGGTCGCCGCGGATGCCAGCGATCGCGTCTTCGCGGCCTTCCTCGGAAAGGTGCGGGTTCTCGTAGATCGTCGCCTGGACGAGCAGCAGCCCTTCGGACTCGTTGAGCCACACGCGCTCGCTCAGCTCTTCGCCGTCTTCAACCGCCTGCTCGTGGATCTCGTCGAAGACCCAGCCGAGCTTTTCGCTGATCGGGGTGAAGCCCCACAGCATGTCGCCGTGGTAGTCGGCGATCCGCATCCGGGCCTGCGTGTAGATCCGTTCCCCGTCTTCGGTGTCGGGCGGCTCCTCGTCCCACACGATGCGGTGACGCGCCGAGCCGCCGTGCTTGGAGGGCGGCTGTTCGGTGGTCATGAAGTCGAAGACCGAGCCGTTGGCGAAGCGCACAACGTGGTCTTTGTCCTTGTAGGCCGTCTCCCACGAGCCGCCTTTGAGCTGGGAAGGCGGCACCCACAACTGGATCGTCTCGAGCAACGACTGGTAGGGCTTGCCGTAGTCCGGCGTGATGAAGCGGCATTTGAACTTCGTCCCCTTCGGCCAGATCCGATAGCCCCGCAGGTGCTCGGGGATCATCTCTTCGTCGATCGCCTGGATCAGGCAGTCGATCACCGTCGCCGTCGACTTCCCCGAGCGGTTGCCGCCGACGAACGCTTTCGTCTTCACGCGGTGCTCGTGGAAGATCCGCTGCCGCGTGTGCGGCACGTAGCGGTGCAGCGGATTTTCCTCGATCGACTCGTTCGCTTTCGCGAGCAGGTCGAGAACCTCGGGGTCCTTGAGCAGCGCCGGGTCGTCTACCTCCAGCTCGAAGCCGGGGGGGACGGCGCCGCCAAGGCCGTCCTCGCGGACGTGCTCAACCATCGGCCGCGGCCGGGAGCGCCGGCACGGGCTTGGGGGGCCGCGGCGGGGCCGCGGGGCCCTGCCCGACGACCAGGCGGATGCCCTTCGCGTCGAGCGCGCGCTGCAGCTCGGGGAAGCTGTGCTCGACGAGCTGCGTGGGCTGGCCCGTCAGCAGTTGCAGTTTTTCGGTGGCAATGCCGCCCATCACGCCCGACTCGTGCAGCAGCTTCGTCAGATCCTTGAAGTCGACCCGCAGGCGGTCGCGCCGTTCCCACAGCTCCTTGCGCATCCGCAGGGTCTCTTTGTCGTCCTCGCCGATTTCGCCAAGCCGCTCGATCGCGACCTCGACTTCGAGCAGTTCCGAGTCCCGCGCCGTCAGCTCGTCGTTGATCCGGTGCAGGATGTCCTCGCTGAGCTCGTGGCTCATGCGCAGGAGGCTGTGCCACTGGTCGCGCAGGCGTTCGCGTAGCTGTTTCTCGACTTCGGTGGCGATCCGTTCGTAGCGCTCGTGGTGGGTGTCGTAGGCCCATCCGCGCAGCGTCGAGAAGGGGATCTCCAGGCCGGCGGCGGCGAGCAGGTTTTCGACGGGCCGCTTGCGCCCCGCCTCCATGCAGTAGGCGGTCAGGCCGAGGTCGATTTCCTCGAAGCTGTAGTCCTGCTTCGCCACTACACCCGGTGCCGGCGGCCAGCCGCGCCGAGCTGAGCGAAGCCGCGCTTGCCGTACTTCTGGCGGCCGATGTAGGCGGCAAGCGCGGCAGGGTTGCGGGCGCCGCCCTTGGCGAGCTGCCCCTGAAGCTGTGAAAAGCGCTGGCCGGAGCCCGGCGGGGGCTTCCGGCCGCGACCGCGTGCAGTCCTGCTCATGCTCCGTTCCTCCTCTCTTGGATTCGTCGCGCCAACTCGGACACGGCTGCGACGCCTGGTTCCTCACCCTCGCCAGTGGGCGGCGGTTTAGGTGTCGGCGACGGCGGTGACTCGGCGGGGGGGCGGATCAGACCCTCGGGCTCCCAGCCCATCGCCTCGCGGATCACGTCCGCTTTCGCGATCCCCTCGGTCGCCGCGCGAGCGGCGAGGTCGGCGCGTTCGTCGTCGCCGAGCCGGAGCCTGTA